AGACAGAAGCGGCTCAACGTGCTATTCATTATGATATGAATGTTACAGCGAATGGACATGATTTTTCACCTGCTGCTATTTCTAGGGTTGAAGAATTAACAAAGTCAGCTTTTTATAGTGGTGGTTTAAATGGTAGATTAAACCAAGTTTTCAATAATACCAAAGTTGGCAGGGGGTGGACTTATCTAAAAGTCAAAGTTTTTATTCCAAGTGGCACAGTCCCTCCAGATTGTCTTGATACAGGCACAGCTTTAGAAAGTGGTACTTATTGGATGACGGCCGAAGGCAATAGCACAACAAGATTACATAGAACAGAAGCTTTAGCAGAAGCACATTTTAATACAGGTGTTAGTTCTTTAACTGATGAACAAGTTATTAAATATGATAATCATGGTTCAATAAGTGGTAAAATAATAGTCCATATGGATGATAATTTCCAATTCAGACAATTTAATGATAGTTTCACGGTAGCAAATGATTTTCCATTAAATCAAAATGAAGATTTAGGCGTTTGGGTTTGTATTCAAGATTATGATGATGTAAGTGGTAATTCTATTTATTGGGCTGGTTATAATAGTACAAATTCTATTCTTGATGATTTTGAAAGCACGGATAGTTCAGCGACTCTTGTAGCTACAGGTAATTCTAATATTAATGCTGGTAATGCAGACGAGCCGCATGTTCCAAGTAATTATGATGAATATGAAACAGTTATAGGATTTAGCGATACTGATCCAACGTCAATCTGTAATGATATGATAACATATATGCAGAATAAATATAATTTTTAGGAGTTTTTTATGAAAGTTATTTATGTGGGTGATGACAAAGACCCTCCAGCAAAAACAAAAATGTTAGGATATGAATTTGAAATTAATATCCCTGTTAATATTAGTAACGAAAAGCATTTAACTAAGTTTAGAAAACATCCTTGTTTTAAAGTTGCTAGAAATAGGAAAGATAATAACATTAAATCTGTTAAAGATTTGCCAGATGACAAGCTAAAAGACATTATTGTTAAAAATAAAATATCACTTAAAGACAATAAGAAGTCTACAGCACAACTGGCTGTTGCTGAATTTCTAAGCAATCAGAAGGGCGACTAATGGCTTTTACTAAGGCACAGATCAGAGATAGAGCTTCTGAAATGTTGGGATTTAATCCTACAAGACAGACTTTAGAAAGTAATATTTCTACACGTATTGAAGAGTCTTATGATGAAGTCTATGAAATGTTAAAAGATGATGGTCTTGCTATTTGGGCTTCTACTGGTTCAGTTCCTACTGTTTTAGTTCCCTTTGTAAGTGCTTTAGTTGCTCAAGGTTGCATTAGTTTAGGAACTTCTAATGAAAGAATACAGTTAGTAGAATCAAAGGCAGCTACGGCTAAAAAAATGATTATGAGATATACTACTCCACATTATCAAAGCCAAGAGGACGCAAAGGATTATTAATGCCAAGGGTAGCGATAAATATAACAGGTGGTAGTTCTAATTACAAATCACGTGCTTTATCGAATCAAGTAACGCGTAATTTAGTTCCTATTCTTATTAAAGATGATCCTTCTGTTAAGTCTAAGTATTTTTTAGAAAGTTTTGCTGGTCAAAAATCTTTTGCTACTCAAAGCGGTACTGCAAGAGGTACATTTGTTTTTAATAATGTTTTATATCATGTTTTAGATAGCATATTATATTCAGTTAGTGCTTCTGGTGTTTATACTTCTATAGGAAGTGTTGCAGGACCGACAAGATGCAAGTTCTGCGTCGTTGGTGAAAAGTTATTTATTGCAACTGGCCCGTCTGCTTATATTTACGATGGCACAACTTTATCAGAGGTATCAGATACAGATTATGGCGATGCTTATACTTGTACTTCCCTAAATTCAAGAGTTATTGTTGATGGTGGTGATAATTCAAGTCAATTTAGTGTATCTGATGTGGGTGATCCTTCCTCATGGAATGCTTTAAATGTTGGTACAGTGGAAAGTGATCCAGATTTATTAATTGCAGTTGAAAGCTTTGGACAAAGGGTTTTCATGTTTGGTCAAAAGACTGTTGAGCCTTGGTGGAATCCAGCAGGTAGCACAGACAACCCACCTTTTGACAGAATAGAAGGCGGTATTATCCAAAAGGGTCTAGGAGCAAGATACTCCTTAGCTAAAAATGATAATGGGATGTATTTTTTAAGCGATGAAGGCAGAGTTGTTTTCTTTAATGGTTCTGTTGTTACTGATATTTCTACAACGGCTTTAAACTATCAAATATCTACATATAGCACTATAGATGATGCTTATGGTTTTTGTATGACACTTAAGGGAATTAACTATTATGTTTTAACATTCCCGACAGCTAATAAAACATGGGTCTTTCCTGAAGGTTCACAATGGTTTGAGTGGTCTTGTGGTGTTGGAGGTGGAAAGTCGAATGCTTTTTCTTATATTAGAGTTTATGATAAAGATTTAATTGAAGATGTGAACACAGGCAAGTTATATGAATTAGATTTTGAGACTTATACTGATGCAGGAAATGAAATAATAAAACAAAGAGACACAGCCCCTTTAACAAGTGAAGCTATTGCTGATGGCGGTGGTCGTGAGTTAATTCTTAGAAGATTAGAATTATACATGGAAACTAGAGTCGGTGATTTATCTGGTGAAGGCCATGACCCGCAAATAATGTTGCAAATATCATTTGATGGGGGCCGTACTTTTGGTAATGAATTTAGGGCTTTGATAGGTAATAATAACCAAGATTTTATAAAAGTATATTGGTATAATTTGGGTCGTGGTGAAGAGGTGGTATTTCGTTTTAAAGTTTCTGATCCTATTTTTGTTTGTTTTCATAGTGCAATGCTTGATGTGGAGTTTGGCATATGACAACTAATTCCAGACCGCCACCTATTTATATTCCACCTACTTTATTAAAAGACCCTGAGCAATCAGCATTCTTTGAGGCACTTACAAATTCACTATATGAGTTATGGTATTCTTTGGGCGGTCAAAGTGGAGGCATCATACCGGGCGATAGGATAACATCTGATTTAAGCGGAAATAACACTGATGCATTAGCTGAAGGTTCAATTAATTTTTATTATACTGAAACTAGATTTGATACTTCCTTAGCTACGAAAACAAGTGATGATATAACAGAAGGTTCCACCAATTTATATTATACGACCGCTAGGCAAGAAGAAACACTTGCTATCTCATTTTTTATGGGGTTATAGATGACAGTTACTTTTAAGCAATTAGGCCAGCTTAGACCAGCAAATACAACAGCAGCAAGTTTATATTCACCAAGTTCAGGGGTTCAAACGGTTGTTAAAAGCATTGTTGTTTCAAATTCTTCAGGTGCTAATGCTGCTTGTAGGATTTTTGTTGATGATGATGGTACAACCTATGATGAAACCACACAAATAGTCTGGGATGTGACTATTAGTTCAGCTTCTTCACCGCTTACTATAGAAATTAATATTTGCATGAATAACAGTAGCGGAAATCTAGCAGTTAGAACAGATACGGCTAGTGCATTAACTTTTACAGCATTTGGCATGGAGTATGTGGTATGACTATTAACAGGAACGCTGATATTGTTGTTAAATATGATCTTTTGGTAGAGAAAAACTAATGGTAATTGTAGAAGTTGCTACTCATTCAGAAGTAGAAGAAATAATTAAAGATGATGATTTATACGCTAGAATTTCTGATGATACTTCACCTGATAAAGAAAATCTTGTAATTCCTGATCTTGATATTGCATTATCTGGTTATGTTAAGGGCAAGCTTGCATCTTTATATATTGTTGTTCCAGAAGATAATAAAATGCACTTTATGGTTAAGAATGAATTTAGAGGATATTCAAGAAAATTGTTAGAAAAAAGTTTTAACTATTATAATCGTGCTGTTTATTGTATAATACCATTACATTATGATGATGTAATTAAATTTGCTATTAATTCTAAATTTAGAATTAGAGAAATAGTAAAAGACTATAGGCGTATATGTGGTCAATTATGTGATGGTGTTGTTTTATTTAGAGAGCCAAACTGGGGTAATTTATGAGTGTTGTTGGTGACTTAGTTGGTGGTATAGTCAAAGGTAGGGCAGCTAATAAAGCAGCTGATCGACAGGTTGAGGCTGGTGAATCTGCTATAGAATTTGCAAAAGAAAGTAGGGATATTGCAAGAGAGGATTTAAGTCCTTTTCGTGAAACTGGTGTTACCGCTTTAGGCCAGCTAGAAGGGCTAGTTACAGACCCACAGAAACAGAAAGAATTTATTTCAGATAATCCATTTTTCCAAGCTTTGCAGCAACAGACTACTGAAAATGTATTAGGTGCTCAGGCTGCAAGGGGTAAGTTAGGTTCGGGTGGTACTTCGAAGGCATTGCAAAATGCTTTAGTTTTATTAGGTAGTGATTTATTAGGACAGAAAGTCGGACAGTTGCAAAATTTGGCAGGTTTAGGTCAGGCCGCTGCTACTGGTCAAGCACAGGTAAGTCAACAAACGGCACAGCAAGTAGGGGAAACTAGACTACAACAAGGCAATGCTTCTGCTGCTGGTCAGATTGCTAAGGGTGA